TAAAGAATTAATATATTGAAACTCTGTACTTGTAACAGAACCATCTGCAATTTTAGTTGCATCAATTGCTGCTGCAGATTTAATATTTGCATTTTCAATATTTGTAATACTATTACCAGTACCATCTGCATCTATAGTTTTATTTGTAAATGTATTTGTACTTGATGCTGAAACATCTGCATTTAAAGTTACTGAACCAGTAGTACCACCACCAGATAAACCTGTACCTGCAACAACTGCAGTTATATCTCCAACTGGAATTGTAGCTACTTGAGTATCTACATATGCTTTAATAGATTGTTGTGATGCAACTTTAGTAGCTGAATCAGATGCCATGTTATCTTCATCTAAAAATGCAGTACCACTTATACCAGTATCAATAACTGGACTTGTTAAAGTTTTGTTTGTTAAATCTTGAGAACCTGTTAGTGTTGCAACTGTAGCATCAATTGCTATATCATTTGCATTAGCAGTAATACCTGTACCACCTACAACATTTAATGTTACATCACCTGTTGTACCACCACCTGTTAAACCATCACCTGCTATAACTGAAGTAATATCTCCAACAGGAACTGCATCTACATAAGCTTTAATTGCTTTTGCAGAAGCTAATGTATCATCACTACTTGAAGCAGTAGTTAAATCTGTATCTACAGAAGTTACACCAGTTGAAGTACCTATAACTAATGTATCTGTATTTAAAGTACCATCAAAATAACCATCTTTAAATTCATGTGTAGATGAACCTAAATCAATATCATTATCTGTTGCAGGTTTAATTACACCATCTAAAATATTTAATTGTTCTACTGAACTTGAAGCAACATCTATATAAAATTTTATATGGTCATTAGATGTATCAATTTGAACTTTATTTAATGGAGTAGCAACTCCAGTATCTCCTATTAAAGGAATAACTGGACCTTCTGCTGCAGTACCATCATGTTTATGTCCTGTAGTTTCATTAAATGCTGCTAATAATTGGTCATACTCATTATTAAATAGTATTGCATCAATTACATTTCCATCTGCAATATTACTTCTTCTTGTATATCCTGCCATAAATTATCTTCTTCCTCCTGCTATAAAAGATACAAACATTCCATTAACTGAATATGATGCATCTGTATCATTTGTAGAAAATCTAAAACTATTAGAGAATCCACTACCTGTTACTAAAACTCTTTTACTTGGTAAAGTAGTTGCTCCAAAAGTTGAGAATCCAAATTTACCAGCATTAGTTACTGATAAAGATGTTGCAAATACTGCTGCACTACTTAAACAACCAATTGAAAATTCTCCTGGTTGTGGTACATCTGTAGATTCAAAATCATATCTAATTCTTAATTTTAAATTACAGTTAGTTCCTTCTGGTTCAAGATTTGCTTTAACTGCATATAAACTTTTTCTTAAACCATTATCACCATAATCCATATCTGGTGTTTGAAATCTTGCATTTATATTTGCACCATCAAAATTATTTCCTGAATCTAATGTATAAATATAACCAGATTCATTTGCACCAAATTGTACTTCTGTATTAGAAGTATTTAATGCTGAAGTACATCTTTTAATTTCCATACCTTTTGTTTGACTCCATTCAAATGCAGGAACTCCATTAGAATCAAATTTAAAAGTACCTATAATTCCTTTTTGTCCAGAAGCTGCTTGACCAGATTGATAATAAAATAATCTGTATTGACTTCTTTCTCTTATAACCATACTACTAATTGTATAGTTAGCTATATTATCTAATAAGTCATTTATCAATGGTAATATTTTTCTACTAATAGAACCTATTTCAACATCACCAATTCTAGCTGTTCCAGCAACTGTTCTTAATCCATCAGGTGCTAGAAAAACTAAGTCTCCACCTATCTCTTGAATTGTGTTTCCATCTACACAACCTATATTTTTAGTTACTGATTTAAGTATAGGGGTAGAATCTAGGTTTGTCAACTCAAATATACTATTTTTACAGAATATAACAAGAGTATTTCTAAATACTTTAATACCTACAATAACATCTCCAGTATCTATTGAACCTGCTGAAGAACCAGTAAAATTATAAGGTTCTAATCTAGTACTATAAGAAACTGTACTATCTGAATCTGATTGACCAGCTACTATTAATCTTTCAGCATATATAGTACATATTTTAGGATTAATAGGAGAAGACCTTTCTAATGTTTCAAAATGAAATACATTACTTCCACCTGAAGTAGTTATTTGAAATTCTGCTATTTTATTATTACCATCTGTTATATATAAGGTACCATAAATACCTTCTGATTCATAATTAACAAATTGACAATTCGTTTGATTTGTTCTAGTTGAGACTGTAGCACTAGATAAATCTGAAGAAGACATACCACTTTTATAAACAGCTTGTCCACTTACAGTAGCTGTAGGGTTATAATCTAATGTTAATACTGTATCACTTGTTATAGATAAAACTCTATAGTTAGTATTATTAATTCTTATTCTATCATTAGCAGCAAACTCAGTTGTAAAAGCTGTACCACTTCCAGTTACTGTAGGACTTCCTGAAGTTACTGATACTGTTCCTGTTTTAACTTTATAAGTATCTTTATTAATTTGAGTCCAACTTGTTCCAGTAGTACTCCAATAAATATCATCACCTTGACAAACTATAACTCCATTTGCATATGGAACTAATCCTTCAATTGATTCAGTAGAAACACCTGAAGGTATTGCTGCACTAGCTCCTCCAAATTTTGTATAACCACTTATTCTTCTATAACCACCTGTTGTAGCAGATTCAAAATTTTCTAATATAGTTGCTGCACCTGGAGTTCTAAATAATGCATGAGAACTTGAAACTAAATCTAATCCTCCTGCAACTGTAATTGATGCACCTTGTGTTGGCATATGTTTTTAATCCTTATGGTAATAAATAAGTAAATCTTACATCTGACATATATTGTGGTTGTGGTGAATTTAAATTGTCAGCCATATTTTGTAATCCTTTTTTATATTCATCTAAAGCTAATTGTGATTGAGCAATATTATCTTTAAATTGATAAATATAATATCTAGCTCTTGCTAGTAAAACTGGTTTGTATTGTTCTGGAAATAAAACTGTATCTGTATCTGCAGATAATTCTGCAGGTCTATTATAAGCAAAGAAATAAATTCTATAAACTCCATCAGGTATAGGAGATAATCCAAATCTTCTACCATCTGAACTTCTAATAACTCTTAAAGGAGTACCATAAGTTTGTGAATCAGATTTATCTAATTCTTCTGCTTTAGCATAACTTTGTCTCCATACTGCAAGAGTAGTAAAATTTAATTTATTAATTGTATAAGGAGCTGACTTACCACTTACACCTTCTGTTGTAGCAGTAAATGCATCCCAGTTAACTGAATCATAATCTGCATCTATATTTGCAGAACCAGGTTTTAATAAATACCATCTAGTTCCTGCAACTGTTTCAACATAAGTATTACCATAGTATTCATTTTGAGGTGTATTGGTACTTAACCAAGACCAATCATCTACAGCATCTACTATATCAAAGTATGCTCTATTTACACAATTAGCAACTTGCTTTTGAATTCCTACTGCAGTACTAATAGATGTTAATTCAGGTTCATTTAATTCAACTAACAACTCGTTAGTCATTGCCAAGTATGTTTTTGCCATAGTACTATAATATTATTGCGATAACTAAAATAACTCCAACAGCAATAACAACTTTTTTATGTTCTTTGTAAAGATGTTTTGCTTCTGTAGATATTACTTTTAATTTTTCCATTATATTATTCCTTTTGTTAATTGAATTAAATTGCTAGGGGATATTTCTACCCCCTAACAAAGCTATTAGATATTAGTCTAATACATAGATTGTTCTTCCAATTGCTTCTGTTCTAAGAACTTTTCTACCGAATACTAATAATCCTCTTACGATATCAGCAAAAGTAGTAGTACTTCTTACAGATTCAACAATTTTCAAACTAGACCCACAAGATATTCCACTCATCTGACCCCAAACTGCACAAGGTTGTGTAGCTGAACCAGCAGGAGTAGCACCTGATAAGTCATGTGTTTTACAATTGTTTGATTTATACATTTGGAATCCTCTAACAAGACCTGATGCAACTAAACCATTTCTTAAAGAACCTTTACCAGCATTGTAGTCAACTGATAATAGTTTAGAAGATGTGTTAGCTAATGCATCATACCATTCTGGAGCTGCAACAAACCATCTACCTTCTTCAGGTACATTTTGTTCGTCAAGCAACTTAGAAGCAGTACTCATCTCGTTTAAAGGGTCAACTTCACCAGCAGCGAAACCTACATCAATCGGAGTTGAAGTAGTTCCTCTTTTGTTAGCAGCAACAGATGATGCATCAACAGCAATATGATGAAGGATGTTTTCATCCATTGCATCTTTTAGCTTGTATGCAGCATTGTCAGAAGCTACTGACTGAAAGTTAATATGAGAAAATCTTTTCTCAATATCATCTAGTTGAAATTGAAAGTATTTAGCTTGGTCTATAGTTAAAACAAGCTCTTGGTCTGTTAATGCTGTGCTAGAAGTTGTTGCACCTCTAGTGTAATCACTAACAGCGATTTGAGGTTCTTTTACTATATTTACAGTATCTCCGAAAGATTTAATCTCACCCATATAGTCTGTGTTACAAACTGCTTCAGCAACTGAAGCTTTTCTAAGTGCGATTTGTACTTTCTTACTATAAATTTCTGGTACCCAAAACTGGTTCGTTTGTCCAGCAGTTGAAGCATCAAAGTTAGTAGTTGAACCACCTGCGAAATGTGCCATAATTATGACTCCTTTTCTTTGTTGTTGGTTGATAAAAACAGAAAATTAATTATTCGTTAATCAATCTTCCTTCGCTTTGAGCTATCAAAATATCTTTTTCATATTTCTCAAACTCTTGGTCTGACATCTTATTGATATCAGATTTTCTCCATACCTTCTTTTGATTAACTGGT